ACCAGTAGCGCCACCAGTTGCAGTGCAGCCACCGCAATATGCGCCCGTGCCACCACAAAACCAATTCAATGTAAACAAAGCATCCGCTGGAGCATTGCAGCAGGCTTTGGGAGCAACGGAACAGGGTTTAGGCTTTACGCCTCAAGGCATCAGCGCGCAGACTTACACACCAGCGCAGATTGCTGGCACTGACTTGTCGCCATACACGAATCCATACGAGAGCCAAGTTGTAGAACAAACCTTGTCTGATCTTGAACGATCACGTCAAATGCAGCAAAACTTAACCGGCGCACAGGCTACTCAAGCCCGCGCCTTTGGCGGCTCTCGTCAGGGTATTGCCGAATCAGAAACCAATCGAGCATTTGCGGAACAGGCGGTACGCGCTGCATCAGGTTTGCGCCAGCAAGGTTATCAATCAGCACTTGGTCTTGCGGGTCAGGATGTGGGCGCGCAGACAGCAGCTCAACAGTATGCAGCTCAGCAACGCGCATCAGCGCAGGCTCAAAACTTGGCTGCACAGCAAGCCGCCGCAGGCACACGCCTTGGCGCTGCGTCTCAGCTTGGTCAACTTGGCCAACAGGCATTTGGCACAGGCCAAGCAATTCAGCAACAGCAAATGCAGCAAGGTCTATTGCAGCAAGGAATTCAGCAATCGCTTATTGATGCTGCAAAGCAGCAATATGCTGGATACACTGGAGCGCCAAGTCAGTCACTATCTGCGCCACTATCTGCTCTTGGCATTGCCCAGCAAGGAGGGGCAAAAACGGTAACTGAATCACAAAGTCCCGGGCTGCTTAGCTATTTGCAAACAATTGGTCAGATTTGCTGGGTCGCCCGTGAAGTTTACGGCGAGGATGACCCAAAATGGCTTCAGTTCCGCGAGTGGGTCATCGGTTATTCGCCAAACTGGTTTTACAACGCTTACAGCAAATATGGCGAAAAAGTGGCGAAGGTTGTTGCAAAAGTGCCAGCGCTTAAACTTGTCATTCGCCCGTTCATGGACGCTAAGCGCAAAGCAATGGGGTATAAGTAAATGGTTATGACGCCAGAAGAGCAAAAAATGATGGGCAATGCCCAAGCAAGCCAACCTCGCGGTGGGCTTCTTGGCATGTTTGACAAAGCCATGAAGACTAATGATGAAACTGGCCTTAGCCCATTGCAAAACTTTGCTGCGGCTCTTGATCCTTTAATTATGAAGGACATGCGCGCTGGACAGAATATACGCCAGCAAGGCGTTCAACGTGCATCCACAATATCTAAGAATAAGACTGTTGATATGCTGCGCAAGCAAGGTAGGATCGACTTAGCGAATGCTGTGATGAACGGTACAATTGGCGCTAAAGAAGCGTTTAGTGTTATGCAGGGTGAAAAGGCTGCTAATACTGCGTTTCAGCGGCAGAAAGATTTGGCTGCGTATCAAGCCGGATTAAAAGGCCGGGCGGCTCCAAAGATATATAGCGAACTTGCTAAGATAAACGCGGACTATCAATCTGGCGCTCTTGACGAACAGGGCTACAAATTGGCCGTTGACGCCTTTGCCAATAAAAATAAAATGAGCTTGCGTACAAAACCAGACGGAAGCGTGGAATTTGTGCAGGGCGCGGATGCTAGCGGAAAATCTATGACTGAATCAGGTTCCAAAAATGTTATATTCTACGACAGGTCTAAAAGAGCGTTAGAACTTTTTGACCCAGTTGCAAATTCTTTGGTAAGCGCGAAAGACGCTTTATTAGAACAAGAACCAACAGGGCTTGGGCGTTATGGACAATCAGACGAGTTCCAACAAGCTCAAGTTCTTGGAAAAGACTTTCTTGCTCCAATCTTGCGCAAGGATACTGGTGCGGCAGTTACGCCATCTGAGTGGGTTTTTTACAAAGCCATATATATACCTGAAGTTGGCGACAATCAGGCAAAACTTGATGAGAAAAGAAAGGCTAGGTCTAGAGCTGTTTCGGCTATGAGAAAGGGCCTTAACCCGCATGAAATAATTGCTGCGGAAGGCGTTGACACGTCAAATGCTCCTGCAATTTACGACCCAAGCCAGAAAGCAGTGACTCATAGATATAATCCAGAAACGGGTAAAGTGGAGCCAATATAATGCCGATCAACGTAGATATGGGCGATGGCAGAATTGTAGAGTTTCCAGATGAGGCTGCGGCAAATTCGTTTTTTGCGAGTCAAGCAGAAAAATCTGTAATTGATGCACCAACTGTAGCGCCAGTCCCAACGGAGCCATACGTTGATGAGCAGGGCATAACTCGCTATCCAAACTTGCAACAAGTCGAGAGCGGAGCGTTCGAGGACGTTGTTGGCGCTGGTCTTGCTGGTATGGCAAGGGGCGCTAAAGGCGCGATTGAAACGCCGGAGATGCTTGTAAAGGGTATTGGAAGACTTCGCCAAGAAGCTGATTACGGTTTTGGAAACGTTCCAGAGGATCAAAAGATTAACCCATTTGAAACATTAACTGGCCAAGGCATAGACGCTGCCCTTTCTACATTTGGCGGCGATAAAGCTATGGACTACAAAGGCGAAAGTCGGCCGGCAAGAGTCGTAGGAACAGTTGGCGAGTTTGTCGGTCCAACTGGCGCGCTTGGCCTTTTGGGAAAAGGTTTAAAGAAAGCGGGAAAAGCAGATAACATATCAGATGCTTTGATCGCCGCGGGTGGTACGAATAAGGCTTTAAAAACAGCCGCAATTGCTGGTGTTGGCAGCGAACTTGCTGGCCAAGCAACGGAAGGCACCGCAGCAGAGCCATACGCTCGCGTTATCGGGGCATTCGCTACCCCATACGCCCTATCCGGCGCTGTTGGAATAAAGAATAAAACCGCGCTTGCTTTTGAGAAAAGAGCCGCAGAGCAAACAACTGTAGAAACAGCCAGAGCAAACAAAAACGCAAAATATGCTGCCGCTAAAGCTGCTGGCGCTGAGGTTGACGTTGATATGGACGGATTTAAATCATACATAGATGACGCAATAACCAACGCACCTGAAGATATGTTTGTTGGTTATGTGCCGGGCGTTGACACCCACATAGATGACGTTTTGAAAATAATAGCATCGAAGAAGGGTCAAACCCTTAACATTAGCCAGATGGAGGTTCTTAGAACCGCCATTAAAAACAAATACCGCACTGGTATGGGCGGCGGTCAAAATGCTTATGACACACGGGTTGGATACATTGTAGATAAATTAGATGATGCTCTTGAAACTGCGCCTACGGGGATAAGCGGGGCTAAAGCTGATGAAGCATTTAAAATAGCCCGTCAAGCTAACAGGCAATATAGAAAAATTGAACTGTTTGATGACTTAATGAGAAAAGCTGACTTGGATGCTGGAACTGCCGGATCAAGTGCAAGCTCCGCTATGAAACACAGGCAAGTCATAAAGAGCATACTAAACAGACCTAAAAAAAGAAGGCAGTTTGATGCAACTGAGCTAGAGGTTATGGATAAATTTGTCAGAGGGACTTTCCCAGAAAACGTAATGAACGTTTTAGGTAAATTTTCCCCAACAGGAAACGGAATTATGGCGGCTTTAAACGCCGCTGCGGTTTATTTTAATCCGACCCTCCTTGCGGCTTCATTGGCATCAATGGGCTTTAAGGCCGGTGCTAAAGTATCTGCGTCCAATCAGCTTAAAGCTTTAAAGAAAATGGTACTTACCGGAATGCCGCCCGAAAAGCGAAAATTAATAACTGATAAAGACCTAACGATATTGCTGGGTCTTTCCTCACAATTACCGCAGGGGCAATAATAATGGAACTTAAACCAAAATCACGCAGCGAAGTTGAAGGCATTGTCCAAGACGCAATCTCAGATGCGGTAGACTTTGTTGAAAGCGAAATCAGCGAGGGTCGTATTAAGGCTCAACGATATTACGATGGCGAATGCGACCTTGGCTATGAGGATGGCCGCAGCAAAGTTGTAGCCACAAAGGTACGTGATACCGTGCGTGCCGTGAAGCCAAGCCTAATGCGCATTTTTCTTAGCACAGCCAAGCCAGTAGAATATGTGCCGCACGGCCAAGAAGACGTGGCAATGGCTGAGCAGGCCACTGAGTTTATGCATCATGAATTCACCCGGCTAAACGGCTACCGAGTTATGAACGATGCTTTTCAAGATGCGCTAGTTAAAAAGCAAGGCATAGTTAAAGCATACTGGATGACCTACCCAGAAGCTGAAATCTACACATTTACTGATTTATCTGACGACGAATACACATATTTAATTGACGACGACAGCGTAACTGTAATTGAACACACTGCTGAAATGTCTATTGAAATAGATCAAATGGGCATGGAAATGGAAATGCCCACGCACAGCGTCAAACTTAGCCGTCAGAAAGAACGCGGCGAGCTGTGCATTGAGAGCGTTCCGCCGGAAGAGTTCTTTATAAACAGTGATGCGCGTAGTCTTACCGATGCTTATATCGTTGCTCACCGCACCGACATGCGCGCTGGTGATTTGATTGCTATGGGCTACGACTCAGAGGTTGTTTTAAACTTAGACAGCTTTGATGATGGCTCAGACGTTACAGATGCTGAAGTGCAAGAAAGGCGCGGATACGGCGTCAATTCGTCGGATGAGGATATGCAAGACCCATCAATGCGCAATGTTGCCGTGACAGAGGCATATATGCGCATCGACGTTGACGGCACAGGCATACCAGTTTTGCACAAACTTACATGCGGCGGCACGTCATACGAATTGCTGGACTTTGAGCCATGCGACGAGTTGCCGTTTGCCAAGTTTGAAATTGATCCAGAACCGCACACATTCTATGGTCGCTCATTGGCTGAGATTGTTATGGATGACCAAGACGCGGCGACCTCCGTGCTGCGCTCAATCCTTGATAACGTGGCGATGACAAATAACCCACGGCTCGGCATTGTTGAGGGTGCGGTAAACATAGACGACGTGCTGAATAATGAGATTGGCGCAATCGTAAGGATGCGCGCACCTGGCTCAGTCCAAGAATTAACCGTGCCATTTACTGCCGGGCAGACACTTGGCGCATTAACCTACCTAGATGGCCTTGTAGAAAGCAAGACAGGTGTGTCACGGTCCTCAATGGGCTTAGACCCAGATGCAATGCAGTCTACAACTAAGGCTGCCGTGCAGGCCACTGTGCAGGCCGCAGCGGGTCAAGTAGAAGTTATGGTTCGCAACCTTGCAGATGGCATGCGTGACTTATTTGGCATTATGCTGCGCTTGATGAGCAAAAACGTTGACGAAGAGCAGATGATGCGGATGAACGGCACGTTTGTGCCGGTTGACCCACGGGTCTGGGATGCAACTTTTGACGTTAGCATCAACGTAGGGCTTGGCACTGGCCGTGAAGAAGAAAAGATCATGGCGCTAAACCAAGCGCTGCAAATGCAAACTATGGTTTATCAAACTTACGGGCCGATGAACGGTTTAGTCAGCATGACGAATATCCGCAACACATTGGCCGATCAGTTGGCCGTTGCTGGCATTCGCAACGCTGACCGATACTTTGCGCCAATTACGCCAGAGATTGAAATGCAGATGTTGCAGATGCAGCAACAAGCTCAAGCCCAGCAGGGCCAAGGAGCCGATCCAAACGCCGCATTCTTGCAGGCTGAGCAAATTAAAGCTCAAGTAAAAATGCAAAGTGACATGGCCAAGTTGCAGCTTGACGCCCAGAAGGCAGCGGCCAAAGACGACCTTGAGCGTGACCAGATGGCGCAAGATTTGATGGTAGATGCGGCTAAAATCTACGGCGAATATGGCACGTCGGTTGACGTGGCCCGGATACAAGCTGAGCAAGAGAAGGCTCGCATGATCGGCGGCATGGCTCAAGGAATGCCACAATGACAACAGAAATACGTATGGAGGCCGATGAGGCCCGTCGTTTAAAACACGACACTGCATTTAAGCAGTTCATGCAGAGTGTGCGCGAGAATCAAATGCAGATTTTCGCAAGCAGTGGTGCTGCTGACGTAGCGGCCCGTGAAGAGGCGCATGCAATGTTGCGTGCGCTAAACCAGATCCAAGTGACGCTTGACGCTGCCCTTGCAGCAGAGACACTTTTGGATCGCAAACAAAGGACGTAGCACCGATGGAATCGACTACCCTAGAACAAGCCGCAGAAAGCCTGCTGGCGCCCGCAGAAGACAATTCTGGCGGGGATAATTTTGATGAAGCTGTAAGTTCAATGACTGAGCCTGATGACGATCAGTCTGAAGAGGTTGAGGTTGCAGACGAAGATCAAGATGACGTTGAGGCATCCGGCGAGGATTACGATGATGCCGAAATTGACGACGAAGACCTAGTAGAAGCACCAACTGAAGACACCGCGCTCCACACCGTTAAAGTTGACGGCAATGAGGAACAGCGGACACTGGACCAGTTAAAGCAAGGATACGCGGGACAAACGGCAATTAATAAGCGGTTTCAAGAAAACGCTGAAGCGCGAAAGCAAATTCAGAAACATGCAGCCGCATTGCAACAGCAACAGCAGCAAGTCATGCAGTTGCACCAGCAACAGCAAAATGGTGGTTTGCAAGCCCCAACCCCTCCAACACGGGAGTTATTTGAAAGTGACCCAATCGGGTACATGGAAGAAAAGCTTAAGTATGACGAGGGTAAGGCACAATACGACCAAAATATGTACCAACTTCAGAATGTGCAAAAGCAACGCGCGCAAGCTCAACAAGAGGCTCATCAGACCTACCTTCAAGAGCAAGCACAAGTGCTAACACAGCACATTCCTGACATAGCCGATCCTAAAAAGGGTGAGGCTATCAAAAACGCATTGGTTGAAACTGGTGTTTCTTACGGGTTTAGTGCCGAAGAAATGCAAAACGTAACCGATGCTAGATATGTGCGGGCGTTAAATGACGCGCGTAAATATCGTGAGTTGGTATCAAAGCGAAAATCAACACAATCTAAGGGCGAGAAAGCCCGACCTGTGGTGAAAGCTGGTGCGAAGAAGCGGCAAGACAACAATGTTGTAACTCGTAAAAAAGCGCAAGCGCGCTTGCAGAAAACTGGCTCAATCGAAGACGCATTGAGCTTGATCTTAAAACAGTAAGTCTTTGAAAGGACTAAACAATGACACAGCCAGCCAATACATTTGATACCTATGATGCCGTTGGCATCAGGGAAGATCTGTCAGATATGATTTACAACGTAGATCCATCTGAAACACCGTTTTACTCCAAGGCGAGTAAAACCAAAGCAACAAACACTCTCGTTGAGTGGCAAACACAAGCATTGCGCGCGTCAGCCGTAAACGCTCACATTGAAGGCGACGCGACAGCCGCTAATGCAGTTACTCCAACTGTACGCCTTGGCGCACGCACACAGATTTTCAAAAATGCTGTGGTTGTGTCCGATACGGATGAAGCAGTTGACAATGCAGGACGTGCTAAAGAGCTTGCATACCAAACTTTGCTCATCGCTAAAGAGCAGAAATTGGACATCGAAAAGGCTTTGTTTGCCAACCAAGGCAACGTAGTTGGCTCCTCAACCGCTGCGCGTAAAACTGGTGGCGTTCCATCATGGTTGATTACTAACGTAAACTTCGTTTCAGCCAGCTCAGGTGCAAACCCAACCGGCGACGGCTCAAACGCTCGTACAGACAGTGGCGCTCCAACCGCATTTACGCAGGCCAAGTTTGACGACGTTATGCAGTCAATCTGGGAAGAGGGCGGCAAGCCAGATACTTGCTATCTGTCATCCTTCCAGATGAATTTGGCTTTAGGCTTCGTCGGCAACAACAATCAGCGTTCTGGCGTACAAGCTGGCGATGAAACTGTTGTAAAATCTCTTGCGGTATACGTCACTCCATGGGGTACGGTTCAATTTCACCCATCACGGGAAAATCGTTCGCGCGACGTGTTTATTTTGCAAGACAACATGTGGGAAACCGCAGTATTGCGTGGAACCAAGAATGTTGCGTTGGCCAAAAATGGCGACAATACTACTCGTCAGGTTACTACAGAACTGGCTCTTTGCTCAAAGAACGAAAAAGCAAACGGCGCGATTTACGACAACACAACTTCGTAATATACTAAAAGAGGGGGCGGATGGCGCCCCCTCTGCTTAACCGGAGAAATGACATGAAAAAAGTTTTAGTTGTGGGCCACAAGATACACACTTCCCTCGGAAAGCTGGTCAAAGAAGACACAGCGGAGTTGCCAAGTGAGGAAGTTGAAACTCTAATGCGGGTTCGCCCAGATGCACTGAAAGTGCTTGGAGATGTTGAGCCTGCCCCTGCGCCTGCTCCGACCAAACGCGCTGCGAAAAAATAAGACATGGCAAAGATTTCAGAAAAGATTAACTTTGAGGATGACAACATGGTCATCCATCAACGCCACGACGTAAGTCAGGCACTCAAGGATGTGCAGATGGCGAAAGACGCTGGCATAGGCATGTCTGGCGAAAAACGTCTTGCAGGCTTCCTAGACGGCGCCGTGCTTGGCGCATGGCTCAAAGAAGCCGGTGTATCATGGTCTGATACAGAAGCTGCAGAAGAAGTCGTCAAACGCAAAATGATGTCTGGTGAGTTTTCCAAATTTAGAGTTTGGGAAGGTAGTTACTAATATGGAAATGGACGCAATCTTGAATATACTTTTTGCCATCGTAATTAGCGGCCTTGGCTGGCTTATTAAGAGTCAAAAAGAAGAGCTGGATCGCGTCCGTATCCTACTCAATAGAACTCGTGAAGAAATGGCGAAGGAGTACGTTACTAAAAATGATAGCTCTCAGGTGCTTTCTCAGATTATGAGCAAATTCGACAGGCTAGAAGAGAAGATCGACCGACTTATGGAGAGGTAAGCTCATGGCTGTACTTGAAACCATAATGGCGGCAAACGCAGCTTATGGCGTGATTAAAAAATGCCTTGAGAATGGCCGTGAAGTTTCCGGCATGATTGGTCATGTTGGCAAGTTCCTATCCGCAGAAGACGATTTAAAAGATGCAGTAAGCCGCAAGAAGAATAACCCTTTGACTGCTATTACTGGAGGTGCTGAAGGCGACTGGGAAGAGTTTCAAGCCCTTGAAAACATTCAAGAACAGCGCCGTGAACTTGAGTCTTGGTGCAGATTGTATGCCGCTCCCGGCACTTGGGACAAATGGCAATTTTTTCAGGCTGAAGCTCGTAAGGCGCGCAGGGCCGCACAGAAGCAACGTGAAAAAGAGCGTGAAGAGCTTGTCGAGGTGGTGATGATTTGTATCGGATGCCTTTTTGCAATCAGCGGTATGGCTGCGCTTATTTATGCTCTTGGGCGTTATATGGAAAAGTGGTAATGTGGAAATGTGGTTTCTTGTATGGTTCCAGTTCATGAACAACGATTTAAATTACCACCAGCTATCGCAGCATCCAGATAGAGGCGAATGCATGAGAGCGAGAGATGACGCAAAGGTTTTGGTAACGAGTCAGAATATTATGGTGCAGTGTTTTGAGGTTATACCAGAATAGGCTAAGGAAATACGTGGTGTATGACAAAGATGGAAAAGTTGTTATAATAACTGAACACAGGCACCACGCTATTGCGTACGCAAGGAGTTTGAAAGATGGCAGCAACAATACTTGACGATTGGAAAGTTTTGCCACGTCTTATGATGCTGGCAGTCACTGTGCTGACATATCAAGCAGTTCATTGGTTCATGTCCCTGCCCGACCCAAGCGTGGCCCAGTCAGGTCTTGTCTCAGTATGTATGGGCGCTCTCACAGGTTGCTTTGGCATCTGGATGGGTAAGGAGTCGAAGACAAGCGTTACAACTACTGGCTCAACGTCAAAGGTAGAGTATGAGGTGGGCAAGTGAGTATTTTAAGCGCACTAATCGGTCCAGCAACAGAACTTGCTGGAAAATTCATCCAAGACAAAGATCAAGCGGCAAAGCTGGCGCATGAGCTAGGCACTATGGCTGACAGACACGCGCAGGAAGCCATGCTGTCGCAGATAGAGGTCAACAAAGCTGAAGCGGCCTCTGGGTCGGTGTTTAAGGGCGGATGGCGCCCATTTATTGGCTGGGTGTGTGGAGTCGCGTTTGCGTATCACTTTGTGCTACAGCCGTTCATTGTATTCGTGGTTGCAGCCGCCGGTATAGCAATTCCTGAACTGCCAAGCTTTGACATGGGCAGTTTGATGACTGTAATGATGGGAATGCTTGGGCTTGGCGGATTGAGAAGCTACGAGAAAAAACAGGGGCTGACAAAATAATGGCTACTCCAAGAAAAGGCAAAGCCCGCGTAAAAGTAACCGCCAGTGGCAAGAAAGTAAGCTACGGTCAAGCTGGAAATGCAAAGGGAGGTGGACCAAGGGTCAAACCCGGCACATCTAAGGGTGATGCATATTGCGCAAGATCCGCCGGGCAAAAGAAAAGCCACCCAAAAGCTGCGGCTAATCCAAACAGCCCATTAAACTTATCACGTAAGCGCTGGAAATGTTCCGGCACAAAATCAAAGAGGAGCTGAACATGGGACTATACTCAAATATTGCGGCAAAGAAGAAACGCATCAAATCTGGTTCTGGCGAGACGATGCGCAAGAAAGGCGCAAAGGGCGCACCGGCCAAGGGCGCGTTTAAACGTGCAGCCCTTACAGCGAAAAAACCTAAGAAGAGGATGGTATAATGGCTAAGGGTGTTAAGCATTATTTTAAGAATGGCAAAGAACATAATGGCCCAATCCATAAAACTAATGGACAAGTCATGTCTGGCGCAAAGCACACTGCATCCAGCAAGCCATTAGTCCACATGAGTGATCTGTCGGCTACAGCTAAGAAGATGACAAAAAAATGAGCGAGGCAATGAAAAACCTGCAAACCAAAATTGGCGTTGGTGCTGATGGCGCGTTCGGGCCGAATACGGCGAGGGCCATCGCCAAGCATTTTGATCTATCGCCTGAGAAGGCAGCGCACTTGCTTGGTCAAGCGCACCACGAAAGCGGTGGATTTAAGCGCACCCGTGAGGGGCTGCATTACTCAACGCCAGAGCGAATTCAAGCTGTGTGGCCGTCGCGCTTCCCAACTGTTGAAAGCGCGATGCCATACGCACGCAACCCGTCTGGCCTAGCAAACAAGGTTTACGCTGACCGAATGGGCAATGGCAATCAGGCGTCTTGCGAAGGCTCGCTCTACTGTGGCAGAGGTTTTCTACAACTCACTGGTAAATCAAATTACAGCAATTTCGCAACTGACATGCGAATTCCAGAAATCTTAACAGATCCAGATTTGGTGGCCAAAACATACGCTATAGAAACAGCTATCTGGTTTTTCAAAACCAACGGCTTGTTTAAAATAGCTGTCGAGGGCGTGGATGAGGAAACAATCCGCAAAATCACCAAACGTGTAAACGGCGGCTATCACGGGCTGGAAGACAGGATAGAGCAGACCAATAAAGTCCACGGCTGGCTTATATAATTTAGCTAACTATGCAGGATCAAGAGGCCAGCGCAAATGTAGGACGGGCGGGAGAATATCTCGCCCTTAGCCGACTGAGCCGCTTAGGTTATTTCTGTACTCTTGCGCCCTCACAAGACCACGATGGGTATATACAAACGGATACACGCATCCTGACGTTGCAAATTAAAACGTCGTCAAAAATCAGACATTGGAAATACCAGTTTTTCACCAAGCACGGCAAAGGTCGGCAGCGTTCTGACGTTTACGCATTTGTTGCGTTAGATTTAGACGCCATTTTTCTTTGCCGGGGCGATGATCCTATAATTAGGCCAAGCTCAACTCACTTAGATGCTGAACTTTTTGAGCCAAGAAGCATGCACAAAGTTTTATCGTCGTTCGATTGATTTGGCTTTGCTAAGTAATATCGCAGTATTACTTGTCTCTCTGAAATATATCTAAGTGCGCCCCGGTGTCTTTTAACTATTTGGCCTTGCCATTGGCCTAATTGATGAAGACGGTATGTCAGTTCGTCTGCATTCAGCCATGCTGTTTCTTGATTGCGACAAAATCACGGGATAAATCGCGTCGTTGGCCACCGAACAAGTGGGCATGTCTTTGAAGTAAATAGTTGACGTGGCCTCATAGGAGTTGACGCCAGAGGTCACGATGTAAGTTAGCGTAAGTGCTGCCCAATAGGTCATTCCGCTTCCCTCTCAAAGCCAGAGTAAAGCGCTTTAATAGGCTGCTTGCTAAATACCCAGCGCCACTGCTTCTTTGGCTGACCGTCAATTACAACAAGGTCACGCACCCGGTACAGCTTGTCAGATTCAAACATGGACTTGAGGTAACTTGACGTGCGTGGGATGCTATCGCCCAGCAGGCCAGCGGCCTCTGAGGCAGTTATTCGTTGGTCATAGCTTAACATGCGGAAAAGTTTCTCGCCCTGCTCAACGCCATTTTCTCTACGGCGCTGGGCCATATCAAACGCACTCTTGGTAAGAGTGCTACCTTTTTTCAGGTTGCACGGTAAAGAAGGCCTCAAGCCGCGTTTTTGCATGAGCTTTTCAAACTCCATGAGACAATGCGCGTATGTAACCTCATATCGTTGCTCTTTTGTAGTGGCCGCTCCCAAGTTTTCTTGCAATTTCAGAAAGGCAGCTTGCTTATCTCTTTCTTCAGCATTCTTATAAGTGCGTCTTGTTCTTGCAGGCGCTGCTTCAAATTGGGCCGCGTCTCCGTCTTCGGCTCCCCCAGAATTATCTGATTCACTCTCTCTAGTCGATGTATATATATCATTATTTGGTCCAAATTCACGCTTTTTCCTTTTAAGTTTAATGCCAAGCTGGTTTGTCACACGGGATACCGTTGACGGGGTTACGCGCAGTAAGTCAGCAATATCACCTTGAGACATACCCATCTCAGCGCATTTCATAATTTGATCTGTTAAAACGTCAACTTTCTGTGTCATTCATCTTCTCCCTCAAAAGGCTCTATTTGGCCCGTACCTGCGCAATTATCGCATTCAGTTGTTTCTGTGTCTGGGAAACCATAATCATTGTTAAGGCTTTGCGTGACAAACGTCTCTCGCTCTTGTGATCCGGTGCCATTGCATTCTGGGCAATCAATCCATTCCATTATCTTTCTCCTTACATTTTCCATCTTTATCTGTGAACCAAACGAAACCCTCGTTCTGCACCAAATGCCCTGCGCCAATCAACGCTGCCACAGCCTGTTTATATATTGAGCTTGGGTTTGACGCTGAGGACACTTTGCCAACAAAGTGGTCCTTCACTGTCTCCTCAGAGATAACCCAAAAGGTGCGTGGATCAGGCCAGCCGGGGCCGCTTGGATTGGGATTACCTATGCCCTCGCCGCGCAATTGAGTAAACACCTTGCGAATAAGCAACTGGTTCTTTCCCTTAATGCGTGGCTTGTTAGCCTCCTCAATCTCGCTGTCCGACGCCTTGTGGATGGTGCAGGTTGTTACATCGTCACCATCCTCATCTATACCAAGCTCAATCACGTTTAGCTTAAACGAGAATAGAGTACCCGTCTCCATGTCGCGCTGCTTAGTCGCCCTTGCCGTGCGCATGCCCGTGGCTTCATCGTGGTCCAGCTCAATCTCTGTGTCAGTGGCAGCGCGTAAGCTCGAATGCCCCCTAGCCCCAGCGGCTTTATCTTTTCCAGAGTGATGCACCACTGCCAAGCTGGCACTTGTTATCTCGCGCAGCTTATCGCAATTGCCAATAAACTTGGTCATGTCTTCAGGAGAGTTTTCATTGCCACCAGCCATAGACCGGCTGAGCGTGTCCACAACTATAAACTTAACTTGGCCGTGCTTACGAGACACCTCGCGGCATAGCTTCTCCAACACAACCATGTCCACGTCGCCGTCAAGCAAGTTTACCGGCAAAGGTCTAACGGCCAGCTTAACGTCCTTGTGTTCGGGGTACTGTCTACTAAGAGCCACAACCCGGTTGTGCATGCCCATGCCGCCTTCTGTGGCAAGATACAAAACTGAACCGCCAATGACTTTATGGCCGTTCCATTCCTGCCCGGCAGCAATATGCCAAGCCATGTCTAAGGCAAAGAATGACTTGCCCACGTTGGACGGGCCATAAATCACTGACATTTGGCCGGAGCCAAGCCATCCCTTCACAAGGTAATTGCGGCTTAGCTGCGGTATGGCCTCACCCGGCATGAAGATTTGATCCATCACGCTCTGCACTGTTAAAGCCTTGCGTGTGGCATCTGGGCCTTGGTTGACCCACATGTCGGAATAGTCCCAGCCATCATTCTCAGGCATGATGTACTCAACGCCCAACTCAGAGAATGCACGCTCACACTCCTTGCGGCCAGCGTCGTCATTATCTCCGGCAATGACAAATTCAGTGTCGGGCTTGGCTTGTTGTAGGTTGTCTACAACCGCCAAGATATTGCCAGCGTTCAGTGCGAAGACGCAGGGCTTACCTGTGGCTTCATGCACTGTGGCTGCTGTTGCCCAGCCCTCTGCGATATATGCAAACTCACGAATAGGTCCACCAATCACGCTAAAGTTGCCGATTACTGGAAGCTGGTAGGAAAACTTCTTCTTACCATCTGCGTCAATAAACTGCGCGCCAACGCGCCTGCCCTTCACGTCGATGATTGGTATTGCCAAGGTGTCGCCGTCAATGGTTGCGTTGTGAAGCTTCAGGCGCTTCTTCTCAAGATACGGGTGACTACTCATAACGTCACGCTCAGGCCATTCAATATCAACTCTCTTTACCTCTGGTTGCGCCGTGTGTCCCGGCTGAGGCCATAGCGACATATCGCGCAGCCTATCCTTAATTGATTTATAGTCGTTACACTTGCGGCAATTGACCATAACTTCGCCTTGAAATTCTTTAATCCAAAATCTATCTGTGCCTGAGCATGATGGGCATGGGCCGTGAAACTCGCCTTGCGACGTTTTCTTCAGCTCAAGATTGCGAATAATTGTTTGACCAAATTCGCTCCATCGTGCGTTTGGAAACTTGCTCTCCGTAAAAACTTTCATTATACATTCCTTACTGACTGCTCCTAAAGATTTATGCCCCGGTGTTCACTGCACCCGCCGGGGCATAAATTTTTTAGAAAGGTATTTCGTCGTCTAATTGTGCCGAAGAAGCCGGAGCTGATGCAGCCATAGCAAACGGGTCTTCCACCTCTGGATTGGACAGTGTTGTGGCACTTGCGGTAAAGCCACCCGACACGGCAGTAAACGGATCATCCTGACCCTGCATTTCTGCAAGCTCAAGCACCTGAACCGCGCGCAGCCTAAGCGACACGCCATTAATGCTGCCAGTGTTGTATGGAACAACCACCACGGCGACATTGCACTTGCTGCCAGTTGTCAACATGAAGTCATCGGCCAGCTTATTGCGCGCTGCGTCAACCTGCTTCGGCGGCTGTGTCTTATCACCGCCATATGCGCCCTTCAGCTTACACTTGCCAATAACTTCGCCATCATCGTTGCGCTTATATGGAAGCATTGACGGCTTGTCTGGCCATTTGCGCTTTACATCAAGCGCAGCCGCATTCTTGTAGGCTTCCATGCACAGGTTGTGCAATTCCTTTGCCTTATCATCTGACATGACAAAGCTCATCTCATAAGCCGCACCATCATCCAACGGATCACATTTGACGCTCTTATTGTCGTAGGTGTCGAATTTGTACGTTGCGTTTAATCTTGGGTAACGTGCAGTCACGTCTGTTATCATGTGTTGCATTGTGCAACTCCTTCTATTTTGTGCAGCACCCCTGCACTGGGATTAGTTAAAAAGCGGCTTCGCTGTCCATCCAAGCTGGCAGATGTATCGTGCCAAGGTCAGGCCAATCTGTGCCGTAATGGTCATCAGTCTGAGCCTGTTTAATCTTATGCAGCGTTTCAATCATCCGATTGTGCGCGTGGCGCAGGTACATCTCAGATAGCTCGTAACAGGCCGTGACGTGCGGCGAGTCTTTCTCCACACAGACGAATATAAAGTTATCCACCCGCACTTTATTAAGGCGCAAAACATGCATGTAAAACGCTGCCTGCACGTCATAGCCGAACGCCCGAACAGCGCGCTCAAAGCCACGCGGCGATGCGTCTTGGCAAGTCTTGATATCCAGCACGATGCCAGCCTCCCGCAAAAGACCATCTGGGCGAGTTTTCAGCTCAATGTCAATGTCGGGGTCTGTGGCGAAGAACGAAGCTTCTGCCAGCAAATCAGGATTGGTGAGCAGGTGGTTTGCCATGTTGTTGTTCATGCAGGCGTCGGTCATGTTGTTGGCCAAATCGTAATCAGCCTCAGTAAGCAAAATCTTACCTAGCGTGTCGGCCTCATCTTTAAGCTCAGTCCAAGCCTTGCCGCGCCGTGTCTCAGGGCCGCGAATGACAAGCTGCTTCTCAGGCTCAAGCAGCATGGCGTGGACGGCGCTGCCCAAATCAAAGGCGTGGCTTTCCTTGCGCACTTGGCCCTTCCAGTGTGCCAAGCTTTTGCTGGCGACTGTTTTCACAGATGAAGAGCCAACCGCACGATGCGCGTGATACCCTTCATTCGACATGTCTTCTGATTTAATTATTGTCATTTGCTTTCCTTCTTTTTATGGCTGCCGCCGCCATTTTCTTATATTTAGCTCTGTATTTTTTACTGCAATCTAATAGAGATTTCTCCGCATCACCTAAAATATCGCCAAGAATATCCATGTGGTAAACGTCATCACCAACAATGCCCTCTTCAAGAATTAGGCAAGCCTCAGCGGCATCTTCGTGCAGTACCACCAAGCCAATAATCTTTAGGTGTCGCGGCAATTCGCAATCGCCAAACTCAATCACCCCTTCGAGGTCAACCTTTGCTTCCCAATCGTATTTCATATTACCCTCCTTATATCGTTTAATCATTCATTGCATATGCAAAATATATTAACAAGTGCAAAGCGCAACTAAACTAAAAAAAATGATCCAGTTGCGCTTTGGCCTAAGCCACCTCAATAAAACTGCTGGCACTCTCAGCCCACAGTGTAAAAGTGGCTTGCTTGTCATCTACTGCGCCGTAAACTTCAGCCTTTGCAATCTTGCCCGAAGTGAACAAACGCATTGCACTATTTCCAGCCGCCTTCTCACCAAGGCCAAGTTGCTCTGCAATCTCCTCAGTGGAATAATATCCTCCGGCCTGAATCAAAGACAAAACCTCACCGTCAACTTTAGAGCGCGTCAAATCATCATCTCCATCTTGATAAATAGGCACTTCTTCATGCTCACCCTCTTTATAAAGCTTCACAGCCATAAACTTTGTGCCTGAGCGAGATTTGTCGGCATAATTCGGCACTAAAGTAGCATCCAGAACGTCAGACGGTGATAAGTCAAACCCTTCAGCTACATGAATAGGTATAAAAACCTGTTCATTGCTTTCTGTGGCGTGAGCAAATGCGAACCCGTGAGGGTGCGCGTTTGTGATTATTACTTTGCTTTTCATAGTTATCTCCATGTTTAAAATTTCAAACCGGACATACGCCCGGCGTACCAAAGCCGCTCTAGTGAGTTCAGCTCATTTTGATCCATCGCCATGCAAGGGCCATAGCCCAAGTCCACCTCTTTAGACTTATCCATAAACAAAGCGTGTGAGGCGTAGCCAACGACATTCATTTTATTAAGCTCAATCTGACAGACCAGCACAGCGCAGTCTGCCTTGAATGACTGCTTGTCCTTAAACAAAAGCCTGCCATTTTTATGAAACGTGGCCTTAACGTCAATCGAAATATCGTCCAGCCAAATGTCGCGCCCATCGTCAACGCCAATCGCGTGATGGTGTTCCAAGCTAAACACCCTAGACACGGCAAGCTCAGCCTTAACGCCCAGCAAATCTAAATCTTGTTGGCTTTTAACCTGATCACGGCGCTGATTAACAATGCCAGAGGCCCTAGCAAGCTGCCATCGCATAGCCGCAGCCTGATTGCATTGCGACATCTCCTTGAGTGATAATTGGACAAGCATTTGTTTCTCCTAAAAGGGCGGTTCCTGATCTGGGTGCGCCGGAACCCATACCCCTAAAGGCTCCGGCGCGGTATTAGTCTGAGCATTCCCCGCAGTACCCACTAATGCGGGGCCGAACATTTCGATCAAAAATGTCGGCAGATGTTCAGACCAATTCACTTTGTCTTTCCACTTAACTTAGCCAAAAACTGGTTTGCGTCGTTAAGCGCGCTAGCAGTATTTGCCAGTAAATCCATTTCGCGCTCCTCGTCGGCGCTTTCCATTGCCTCAAGCACAGCGTTAAATATTCCCTCACGCTTGGATTGGTCGCTCACAAAGCAGTCCATGATAACCGCAAAAATTGTAGCTAACTGTTCAGAGGTCATATTTTCAGGCAAATTAATCACAAATGTTTGCAGAGCTTCGGACACGGCGTCATTAGACGATTGGGCCATTAATCCGCTCCCTGCTCTTCACGCTCAAGTGCAATGTTAATAATGGTTCTATGAATTCCTGTGTCTCCCTCAAGGTCTAAGCCCTCAAGAACCAAGGCGTTGTGGACTTTGCGCCGGGCAGAAATCGAAGCCTTGCATAGCCTAGCCTTTTGAGGATGGCGTTGACTCCAAAAATAAGCCACGCCCATATAATTGCTTGAGCCTACAAAATCACGGTCAATCTCGCTAATTTTGCATAGGGCGGGGAATGTTACCCCGCCCAGCTTCACCTCAATGCTCATCGACTTCGCCATTCCAAACAACGCCATGCTCTTCAAATTTTTTCATTTGATGCTTGTTTGGCTTGGTGTCAAAAAAGTGGTGCATTTTACCAGAGACATTATCGAACTGCTCAACGTCGCTCATGCTTAACATTGAATATTCACTCTCAAGCTCATCGACAACTTTTCTGCACATTTTCATAACTTTGCTTTTATCTTCGCATTCGCTACTATCCCAATCGTATTGATTTTTGAGCAAATAATATGCCTGAGAAAAACTCACAACGTCATCATATAGCAGGCGCATAAAATTATTAACGCTCTCGGATAAGCTGCAAGCAGACCACCGCAAGCTATTCGCAGCGTCTAGCTCATCCTCTTTTAGCTCAGATATAACGTCGGCCCGGTCAAGATAACGCTGCTTGATATTTTCCCAACGCTCTGCGGTGTCCCATGTGTCATTTGAATTTGTCATGTTAATCTCCATAATTTCATGTTTCGTAATTATCTTAAATCATAAATAAAAGATATGCACAACACCTAATTTACTTGAATTACATATTTTTAGCATATATATGTAAAGCAACAGAAAAAGGGGAATATCATGGGCGATAAGAAACGTTTAATTCAATTTAGCGATATAGCCGACCGGGCTATTTCAGAAGCAGCTCTCAAACTTGGCCTAAGCTTTAGCGCATTTTGCCGTAGCGCTGCTTTAGAAAAGGCCAGCAACATAGTAAAGCCTAAACAACCGGCGGTTGATTAATGTTGATATATGGATGTGACCCAGGCTTCACGGGTGCCATCGCGCTATACTGGACCGATACGGGCAAGCTGGAAGTCCACGATATGCCGGTAATGAAAAATACAAAAGGTAAGGCGATTATAGATTTGCATTCCCTGTTGGACGTTCTGAAAAACGAAGCGGACGAAAAGTGCATGTGCTTACTTGAATTGGTACAGTCCAGACCTGGCCAAAACTCAAGCGCCGTATTCAGATTTGGCCAGGGTTTCGGGCAATTGCAAATGGCAGTGGCGGCAAATAAATTGCCCGTGCAATACGTCACGCCAGCAAAATGGAAGAAATATTTTGGACTATCTAAGGATAAGAATGCAAGCCGGGCGATGGCTATGGACCGTTTTCCAAGGGAAGCTGATTTGTTTAAGCTGGTCAAATTTGATGGCAGGGCAGAGGCTGCTCTATTGTGCCTATACGCGGCAGAAACGATGGTTTGAGGGTGCTTATTGTTATTTATCAATGGTTTAGGGAGTAATTAGTATCGGGGCTGCTCAAGGGCCTAAAATGTGAGGCGTTGTACTTTTTAGATACTAATTAGTAACACTTGTTTTTCAATGTGTTAGGCCTGTGATTAGTATATTAGTATGTAATTAGTATCGTATATTAGTATCGACGACTTTACTTATTAATAATACTAATTGCCTTTAGGCATTAGTATTAATATTAATAAGTCCGGAAAACGGGAGGGTTTAATAAATGAATGAAAAGATCAGAGCTTGGATCAATCAAAAGATTAAAGACGGATCAGCAATTGTCAGCCCTGCTGGCTCTCATAAGGTGCCGGAGCCTATGCACTCGTTCAGCGACAGGTTGAATGCTTGCCGGGATATTGGAGAGTTGGAGGGTTTTGCCAATCGTCGCAGGTTCGAC